CACCTGATAACTGAGTTCTGGCCCCGCAAGTGGCCCTGCTTTGCCGTGGGGTTCATAGCCAGTGGCAATGAGTTTGTGTTGCACCTTTGGCTAGTGTGTTTCCGTGTTCGGTGGGGGTATTGATATGACTAAAGACGAAGCACTGAAGCTGGCGCTTGAGGCGCTGGAGTCAATCGAATGGCACGGGGCCGGGTCTTGCTGGGTGCTGGACGACGAGAAAGTGGAGAGCGCCGAAGCCGCCCTGCGCGAAGCTGTGGCGCAGCCAAAGATCGATCCTTGGCGCGAAGCCTTGGCGCAGCCAGAGGAGCGCAACTTCTGCCCCCGCTGCGGCAAGCGCACTGCTGACATTCACACATGCACACCACCACAATGACTCACACTATCAACTCGACCAACACGGTAGCCGTGGCGACCGACACCTACTGGCTGCCCATCGACAAAGACACACCCCGTAGCGTCAAGCTGCAACTGCTGTCCATCGGCGGAGTGGCCCAGTACGGCGTGCTGCAATCCGACACATCCTTCTACACTCACTGGTGCCCCGTACCGAAGAAACCAAAATGACCAACGCATTTGACTGGAAACAGTACACCGACGAGGAGCGCGTCAAGCGCGGCGAGACACTTAACGCCAACAATACGGCCCTCAAGCGCAGCTTGGCGTCCAGCAAGGCGGTCGAGCGTATCCGCGAGGATGTGCCCAACTACGGCACGCTGGCGATCAGCGGCAAGACCGCCGCTATGTTGGCGCAAAAGCCAAACCAATTTAAGATACACAAACAATGACACATGGCGGTAAGAGAGTTGGCGCTGGGCGACCGCCTAAAAATATGTCTGTGAGTCGCATCTACAAGCTATCTGACCAAGGCTTAACTACAAGAGAAGTAGCGAAGCTATTTGAGGTGAGCCACATGACAATCAACCGAATACTGAAAAAACGCAATGTCAAACTTTAAGACTTGGACCCAAGAGAACTTAGCCCAGTTCGCGCAAGAAGCGAACGACAAGATGGTCGAGCAGAACGAACGGATTGAGCAGCTTCAGCGCGATGTAAAGGACGCCATTGAGGCGTATCGGGCGCTTATGCGAAAGGCCGAACACCCTGCCGGTCAATGATCAGCGCCTGACGGCGCGGCGTCGGGCTGATGCTGATGTGTGTCCAAGCGTCGAACTCGCGGATGATCTGATCAAACGGCAGTTTGGAGGCCACCAAAGCCCTCACCACGGCGTCAGGCGTCATGCCTGGTACTCGGATGTCAGCCGCGCAGCCCGTGCGGTGCTGAGAGGTGTCCTTGCTGCCTACGCTGTCGTTGACGGCCTTGGATCGGAAGGCGCTGTTGACCATGATTGGCTTGTTGTCCAAATAGGTCTTGACCTTTTCCAAGAACTCGGCCAGCAGCACCAGGTTAGCCATCTCGGCGTCGTTGGGCGTGTTGTCGAACTGGCGGTGGCTGGTGGTGGTCAGTTCGTCAAGGCTGAAGTGTTCGGTCAACTTCATTTTTTGCCCAGCTTCATGTCAGCCAGCTTTTCAACGGTACGCCCGCCAAAGTAGGCAAGAAAAATGATCTGGCCCCACTGGCCCAGCAACTGGACGTAGGACTCCTGCGCGTTGTAGCCGAAGGCGCTCATCATGGTGAACAGGAAGAAAGCCACAAAGATAGCAATCAGGGCCAGCGGCCTGATGTTTTTAGACAGCCATGAGTCACTGCCCATGTCCGAGCGCCAGCGCTCTGTAATGTTTTCTTGCTCGACTTCAAACAACTTGGTGTCGTTCGCCATCTTGGCGAGTTCGCCGTCCTGCGCCATCTTTGCCAAGTCCATCTGGGCCTTGGCCTTGGCTTCTGGATCGGGGATGAGCTTGTCGATGAGCTTGCCACCGACTTCAAGTAGTGCCGTGAGGGGAAACATAATTTACCTTTTTAACATTTGCCGCCGCATTCCCGCACGGCCTCGTAGATGATCCAGCCGACGCCGCCGCAGACCAGCACCAAAACCAGCAGCATCAGGATGAGGGTGATGATCTCGTCCATCTCTTTTTTGCGCCTTGCAGCGGCTTCGCGCTGCCGCCTTGCGTCGTGCGCTGCTTCTTTGTCAATGCTGGCGGCGCGGGCGATGATCTTGGCCCAGACATCCATCTTGTTGGACTGAAAGAACAGCATTTTGATTTCTTCTTCAAACGCCCTGGCGCTCTCAATCGCCATCTCAAGCTCAATGGCTTGGCCCATTGCAGAGCCGCTGAACTTGCCCTGTTTGGACTGGCTGATGACCGTGATGGCGTCAGCCTTGGCGCTGAAGAACTTACCCAGCACCGGCCCAAGCGACTCTACATCTTGCACCGTTTTGGCTGCGGTCTTGACGAGCTTGACTGCGGTGCTGATGGCCGCTAGGGCCGTGAACGGGTCAAGCATTACTTCACCTTGAAGTGGTCCCAGAAGGCGACAAGAGCCGTGACCAAGCCGCCAATCCACAGCAGGGGCTTGGCTAGCTTGCTGAGTGTCTCCAGCACGGTAAACGCGCCTTGCGCGGCAGCGAACGCGGCCACCACGTCCTTGGTGTCACCGGCAATCGTGTCCACCTTGGCCTCTACGGCCACCAGGCGGTCGTAGATTTCACGGTGCGTTATGTCGTGGTCGCTCATGCCGGCTCCGGCGTGTTGCCCTCTGCCAGCCAGAGAAGGTAGGCTTGGTAGTCGGTGTTGGCTGGGTCGAAGGGTATACAAGCGCCGTCAGTTGTGCAAATTACACATTGTGCTGGTTCATTTGTTTGAATATCAATAGGCAATAATTTATACATTTTATAACTCCGCAGAAGCAAGCCATTGTGCAGCAGTTCTGCTGCCAGTTATCGTTAGGGTAAACATTCCAAAACCTGAATCCCCAATATATGCGCCATCAATAGCTCCGCCATTTCCAAATGTATTTACAGTTCCGCTAGCTGGTGGATAAATTGTAATAGTTGGTGCAGTTCTTTTTACGACCTTCATTCCTACATACCCAAGTAATGAACTTCCATTAGAACTTCCAATAAGTAAAAGATTTCCATCTGAGGTGTTTGTATTTGCAACTATTCCAGAGTTATAGGATTTCTCAAAATACCGCTGACAAAGCGCCAACTCAGTGCCATAAGGCCGGTAGTCAAACGCCGTGGCTGTGCTGCCTTTTTCAAGCTGCACGCCTGTGATGTACATGGTCGCAGCGTTAGTGGCTATCAAATTAACAGTACCAGAAACGCTCCTAGCGTTGCTTGCATTCCATGTGTTTGCAGTGCCTTGACGATTTGAGCCTACGCCCAAATTAAAGCCAAACAACAAGCCTGTGCCGTTAGTTGCACCCACCCAAGTACCAGTTGTGTCGCCTGCAATAGTGACTGTCTTTGACTCCCAAGTGTTTGCAGCACTAATCGTAAAAGTAAAAGGGAACGAACGATTGGATGCGTCATTTTGAATAAAGCCAGCAAAAGTCCCAGTTAAAGAGCTGCGGATTTGAAAAGAGATGGTCAGTGGCTGTGCGTTTGCTGTACCAAAACCGAAGTCAGCAAAATTAAAACCTTCAATCGTTTGCGTGAAAGTTGAGTAATCATCAGCCTGAACTGTGTAAGCCGAAGTTGATGTAATTAACACCGAATTGTTGAAGCCTGCTGGTGCTGTTGAGCTTCGTTGAACGCTATATTTTGATGCGGCAAGACCCCCGTTTAAGCCGCATTTCCATCTGTCTAAGGACATTATGCCGTTTGTTGATGGCGTAATTGAAGCCCCAGCATTCCTCTGGTCAATCACCATCGCGCCGTTGATGATGCGGTTTTTGAAGCCGAAGCCTGTAGCCGCAGTGGCTTGGATGCTGTTGTCGGGGAAGGTGACGCCACCTGTTCCGCTGATTGATACGGTCATGCGAGTTGCTCCACAATGGTTTTAAGGGATGCCACATCAGCGGCAGCGTCTACGCTGGCTTGGATGACCGCGTACTTCTCACGCACAGCCTGACGAGCAGCTTCAGCAGCCACAGCCTCAGATGGGATGCTTGCCTTGATGTCCAGCGGAGCGAACTCAGCAGACCGCGCAGCACGGCGCATGTCGTGCGTGATGGCCTTGGCCTTGGTGATGTCGATTACGATGCCCATGTCCACGCTCCTCGGAATGTACGGTCTGATGGAATGTCTGCTGTGTCCACGATGGCGTACTCAGCGCCCTCTGGGATGTCCTTCATGCAGGCTTCGATGGTGTCAGCGGGGATGATGACTGTTACGCCGCCGTCTGGGGTTTTATAGATAATTCGTTGGGTCATTTAGTTCTTTCAGCGAAAGATGGAGACATAAATCTCTGCGTTATCCTCAGTACCCGCTTGCCCGACTACTATCCGAATAGCGGATGTTGTCTTTGTTGTTGGGGCAGCGGTTGGCCCAGTTGCAGCCACGCAAACTGACCGATTTGAAGCTGTGGATGAGGATGAGTTACAGCCTCCCACAAATGCATAATTTGCATCCGGCATCGCAGTAGTGAAGTTCACCGTGTAATCGCCAGTGTTGTTATCCGTAATCGAACTCACATTCCCACTTGCACGAATCGCCACAGTGCCAGTGCCATTGAAGTTCACCCATGCGCGGCAGCCGTATCCAACAGCGGCAGAGCCGTAGCCGGAGTTGAACGACAAGTCGCCGCTGAATGTACCTGTAGTGCCAGAAATAGCAGTCCCGCTAACTTGTACAGTCCCCGTAGCATCAGGCAGCGTAATCGTGCGGTCGGTAGAAGTTGACGGGGCCAGCAAAGTGACCGTACCCGTGCCGGTAGCGCCGCCCTGCATTGCGATATTGCTCATGCCAGTTGCTCCTCAGTTGGTCGTGCAAGCGTTGGGTGTTCCCATGCTGCGATGTAGTCGCCCTTGCCGTCAGAATCGTTCTGCAAGCGGATGGTAATGCCGAAGTCCTGCAAAGTCAGCGCAGGATACAGCGCCATGATCTTGTCGTAGAGGGTCATGTTGCGCTCCTTACCATTGCTGCTTGAAAATAAGTAGTGTATAAAAGAGCATCTAGCGCTTGACCTACTGCAACACGACCATATAGTTCAATGTAATCTGACGAACCATTTAAATAAACTAATGCAGAACCATACGCTGCACCTGCCGCCGCCGAATACTCGTAAGAAAGATATTTAAGCACTGTTCCATTTTTGTAAACCGCAACACGAATGCCAGTGTTAGCCGCAGCTATTGCCAACCCGCCGCTAACTTGGTAATAGCCCGCTACAGTTGGCGTAAAACGATAATTTGTGGCGTTATCAAATGCTGAACCAGTATCAAATTCTTCTGTTTGGAATTGCAGTTTAGTCCATGTTGCAGATGATAGTGTTTGTGCAGAACTTTGGTAAGCACTAAACGCCGGCCCATTACCCACCACGTTAGCAGCCAAATCGCCCTGCTCGACTACACCGGCCTGCACCGCCGACACGCCCGTTGTACCATCGATAATTACGGTCATAGAATTACCCACCTTGAATCTGTTGGGACCGTCACGACAACATCAGCGTTGACTGTGATCGGGCCAGTTGACATCGCGTTTTTGCCTGTGCTAATTGTATAGCTTGTCGTCACAATCTGGCCGTTTTCTACAAACACCTCGTCTGGTCCGCCGCCAGTGGCACCGCCACCCAGCGCGCCCCAGGCGCTAGCACCGTAGCCCTCAAACTTCGTCAGCGACGAGTTGTAGCGCACCATGCCGGTCACTGGCGTAGGGCGCTCACCTGTCGTGCCCACGTTCAGCTTGGAGGCCGTGTTGGCCGTCAGCGAGATGGTGGTAAAGAAAGCGCTGTTCGGCGTGTCAGAGCCGATGACTGGTGGCGTGGCAAACGATGCGCTTGTCAGCGTCACGCCGATGTTGTCGGTCGTGAAGATCGGCACATCCAGAGCGTCGAACACAGCGTACTTGTAGACGGCGGTACTGAGCAGCCAGATGTTCGCCATGCCACGCGAATCCAAGATGATCGGATTGGTGTTGGTCGTAACGCCAGCCGAGTCCACATAGGTGGTGATAGGCGTCGTGGTGCCCGCAGCGTAGGTGTATATCTTCCCACCCACCAACGGCTCACCGTTGGCGTCAAAGAACTGCTGCTTGGGGTTGGGGGAAAGCAAGGCCATGTTTATTTTCCGATCAAAGCGTTCTTAATCTCGACGTCCGAAGGCCGCATAGCGTTTTTGTTACGCTGCGCTGCTTGTGTCTTTGGACCTTGGCTACCCGATGATACAGGGCGACTGCCAAGCTGCTCTTGAAGCGCTTCAGCGATGTCCTGAAGCCGTTCGCGTTCAATAGCAGCTTCGCGGATGCGCTGCGCGCTAATGTCGCGTTTGGACATAGCGTCATACGCGGCTGCCTTTTCTTTTGCCTTGACAATAGCTTCCTGAATCCAAGCACGGTCCATCATCTTAGCGGCGATGGCTTTGTCGTTTAGCGCTTTCATGCCTGGCATGATTTCGGCCAAATCGACCTTGGTTTTGTCCCAAGCGATCTTCTGCTCGGCGCTCATCAACGCGGGCGACCGGCCAGACGCAAGAATGTCGGCAGCACCCGCTAGGTTTCTGCCTGTGCTTTCGATAATCTGGATGTCTGGCGTAGCGCCGCGCAGCGTCTGGTCGGCGGGCACCAGCCGGCCACGCTCGTCAAACATCAACGGCGTGCCGCCGCGTGTTGGCTGACGGGTTGCAGCAGCGGCCTCGGCAGCAGCAGCTTGCGCTTGCAAGTCCCGTGCTTCGTACATCGCCCGAAGCCGCGCATCTTCAGCCCGCAGCGCAGCAGTCTGACCACCACCCATAGGCTCACGGCCCATGCCGAGTTGCGGCGCGCCAGTCTCAGGCCCAACAAACGAAGTGCGCGGCGGGTACTGGTTGGGCTGCATCGTGAAATTAGGCGGCGTGAACGCGGCCTGCGAATAGTCGTAAGGCACCAATGCGTTAGGTGTGACGTTTGGCTCGACTGGCCGCAGCATGTTTACGGGAGGCCGGTAATCTTGCGGCAGCGCCTTTGCACGCTGGTACTCCGGCGACGCCATGCGGCGGGCCATCAAGGCCGACGCAGTATTGCCGCCAGCCGCGCCGACAGCGCCGCCGATCACCGCGCCTGGAAGGCCAAACGGTGACCCGAGAATCGCGCCAGCCGTACCGGCAGCGCCTGAACGGGTGGCTTTTTCCCTAAACGTAGGCTCTCGCACCACGCCGCCTTGCATGGTTTCGGGAAAGTTAGCGGCGACGTTGGCAAGTTTAGCCAGCTTGCCAGACAAAGGCTTGCCTTCCGCAGCCAACGCAGCCAGCGCTTGCGGGTCAACCACGCCGGTAGCCAGGTTAGTAGCACGCTCGTAATCATAAGTGCGCGCCAAAGCTGTGCGGGCGTTACGGAACTCAGTCACCAATTTTGGATTGGTGATGCTGTTTTCGATGGCCGTTTCCAGCGCTCTAGCCACGCCCATGTTGATGTCGGCGCGTGCGATGGCTTCTGGCGACGGCGGGTTGATGCCCGCAGACTGCTGGTTGTAGATGGCTTGCGCGTCGCGGCGTAACTGCCGAATACTTTGCACGGCTGTCGCGCCGTCAGTGCCAGTTTGCAGTTGGCCTTTAACCGTGTCCAAGAAGGTATTGACCGACGCAGCTTGACCTGTATCGCCAATCATTGGCGCGACACGCAATTTGTCAATGTCAGCCAACACGGTTTCATCGCCGGCCACTCTAGGAACCGCGCGCACTTTGTCATATGCGCCACTAATTTCTGGCGTGCTGCGTGCGGTTTCAAAAGCCTTGGCGTCGAGCTTAGTTGTCGCGGGCAAACCCATGTCTTCACGCGCAACTTTAGCCGCCACCGGCAAGTTAAGTTTTGACAGGTTACCCTGCAAACCGGCTGTGCCCACTGCGCCTGTTTTAAGCCGTGCAATTGTGCTGGGGTTAGAGATGGCGGGGTCCAAAGCCAAGCCCAGTTCCAGCGCGTCTTTGGCGGCGTCAATGCGAGGCGCGGCCAGTTCGCTTTCTTTAACCCGCTGCGTTTGAATACGCTGCTGGCGCGCTTCTACCAACGGGGTAACCGCACCTTTAATCAACGAACCTTCGGCGCGCGCAACATCGCTGACAGCGCGTGCAACAGGCGCTACTTTTGGCGCAAAAGCACCGCCAAAACCACCGGAAAGAAATGGCGGTAATTTTGACGCCTCCGCAGCACGGCCAACCGTTTCGACAGCTTCTTGCGCCAACTGAGTGCGGGGCTGATATTGAAGTTGCCCCGCTACTTTACGCTGAAACTCTGGGCCACCTGCGCCAGCCAAATAAATTGGCAAACCACCTAAAGTAGCGGCACCAACAGCAAACGGCGTTTCAATTACGCCGCGAATTTTGTCAGCCGTAGAAAGCGGCGGCGCAACTGTAGGCGCAAGGTTAGCGCCTGGCTCGGTGGGGATTTGGCTGACGCCCGCACGGCCAGTTGGAATGCCGCTGCTAGGCTGGGCAGAAGCCTTGGCTTCCAACTCTGCCATGCGGCGCAGCGCAGCCAATTCTTCGCGTGGGTCCATAATTATTTACCGCCAAATCGTTTACGAAGTTGGTCAAGTTCAGCTTGTTCAGCCGGCGATAGCCCGCCGGCAGCAGGCGCGCGGGCGGCCGGCGCTGCGCCAGCCTTGTACGCGTATGTTGCATCGTACGCTTCGCGCATACGGGTCTGCGAGCCTGCAATGTCTGCAATTGCTTGGTCAATTGCGTTTTGCACATCAGGGGCGTCTTGCGTGCGGTTAATGGCTGCAAACGAAGCGGTAAGCTGCTTACCCTCTTGGTTCGACACGTTACCCAGCGCGCCGCCTGTTTTGGACGCATCACGCATATCTTGCAGCGCCTGAAAACCGCCCTTGGCAACCACCTTGTCGTACAGCGCTTGTGCAGCGCGGCCTTCTTTGGTGATGCCTGGCAGCCGGCCAGCAGCGATGCCGGTGATTTCGGACAGGCCAGGGTGATTACGCAGTTCGGTAAGGTCTTTGACAAACGAGGCAGATTTAGCTTCAAAGCCTTTAACAGACGATGTTGCTTGCGGAAATGCGGCCTCACGCTTTTGAATTTCTTTTGGCGGCAGCGCCTCCAAGCCTTGCATTTTGCGCTCGGCTTCTGTTTGGGCGATATTAACTCGCGCTTGCTCCAGCCCAACACGTTGGCCTTCAAGACCGAGGCGCGCTTGGTCGCGTCGGCCTTGCTCAATCTGAGCAGGCGTCATTTGGAACGCTGCGCCAGTGCCTGGCACTACCGTAGCCGTACCGCCATACGCGGGCGTCTGCACGATGCCAGTTGGGCCTACGCTGACCTTTGGCTGAAGTTCGCTGGCGCTTGCGCCTTGGCTAGCCAGATACGCTTTGCGTTCTTCAAACGGCATAGCCATCAACATGGCTGCATTTTTTGCCGCGCTTTGTTTTTCCGCGGCTGTAAAAAGCGGGGAAGTCTGTACGTCTTCCAGATAGGCAGTAATCTGCGCGTCTGACGGGCGGCTGCTAATGTCGCGCAATCCTTGCGACATCAGTTTTTGCTTTGAAGTAGCCGTATTAGCCAGCGTTTGGCCCCGCGTAGCTTCGGCAGTTTTTGCTTCCTCAAGACTTTTGTTATATGCGATGCCTTGCGTTGGCGACACGCGCATTAGCTGGTTGCCGTAATCGGGCGAAGCTGGATCAAGTTGGCGCAGCGCGTTGCGTTCTTGCATGGCCGCTTGAGCTTCTTGCATCTTCAGCGCGTTCAGTTGCTGCGCTTGCTGACCGCTTTGAAGCTGCGCCATTTGCGCGTATTGACCAAGCAAATTTGGTTGCTCTGGCTGGCGAAAGCCAAGTGCAATGGTGGGGTCTACGAGTGCCATGATTAATCCTTACTGAACCATATACGACGGCGTATTGCTAAAGCCTGGTGCGGTTGTATACGACATGCCACCAGATGTAGGGAACATGCGATTCATCATTTGATTTTGCGCGTACATATTTGACAAACCGGCCGCGCCGCCGGCCAGTGCATTGGCCTGCCCGACATAGCCCGATGCGCGGGCTTGGCCGGCTGCGCCAAGGGCTGCGCCAGCTTGCGCGCCATACGCGCCCAACGCAGCGTTAGACCCGCTGGTCATGGACTCGCCAGCAGCACCCAGCGCTTGCGTTGCGGTTTGACCGACACCGGCCAACGATTGCAGCGGGCCGAGCTTGGCAGAGCGTTCAGCTTGGTAACGGTTAAAAGCGTTTTGGTATTCTTGCGAACCCATGTCTTGACCGTACCGCGTAGCTGCTTTTAATGCGCTGCCGGAGATCAGACCGCCGCGCGATGCTGCTTGCCGATCAAGCGCTTTTTGGCCTTCAGCCAGCCGAAACGCGTAGCCTGGATCAGCCTGAAATTGTGCAGTGCCAAACGGCGTGTAATCGACCGCTGACTGTAGCTTATTAAGCGCGCCAACCCCCGCCTGTCGCCAAGGCTCTTGAAGCGCTGCTTGCGCCGCAAATTGCTTTTCTTGAGAAGCAATCTGCGCCTTTGCAACTTGCAAGCTAAGATCACCGGCTTTTTCAGCCGCTGCCGCTTGCGTTTCTGCCGCGCTGCTAGCTGCGTCGCTGCCAATCAACGCGCTACCAACTGTAGCGCCAACCATAGCGGATATTGGATCAGGCATTTGGAAACTCCTTCAAATAATCGTCGAATACTTCACCGTAAATCGACATAACATAATTTGCCGCGCGGGCGGCAGTTTCTGCGCCGTGGCACAACAAAACTACCAGCAAAACCACATCGTAATAGGACGCGCGCCAAACAAAAGATTTTGCATCCGCTTTACCGTTGCGCTCCGCAGCGTCTGATGCTTGCCATTTTAAGACCGCCGAAGCAAGTACAGGAAGTAAATTTTTAGCCTGCGCCTGAAAAAACGGATTGGCCGGCAACCCAACTAAAGCCAAAAAAATTGTGCTGTTCAATTCTTCACGCGCAATCGGGTCGTTATCGGCCACATCATCAAGCATTTGAATGACGCGCCAAAGGTCTAACAGCCACTGCACTGCGTCTGGCGGCAACGCCAAAGCGCCTTCAAAATGCGGCCGCAGCTTTTCTATCACGATATTTCCCGCCCACTGACGCGCATGTTGATGCTGTCGGCTGTGCCGGCGACGGTAGAGATAAAGCCGCCAGGTGGGATGATCTGGCCGACCAGTTCAGGAAAAGTGTAGACCTCGGACGGGCCAAGCGACTTATCTTTGGTAATCAAGTTCAAGTTGCCGGCTGACCCCGCCAGCGTGACCAAGTTGACGTTGATCGTTGCGGTGGCCCCGCTAAAGTTAGTGGCCGTAAACTTGTCAATGATCGTGGTGACATTGCTGGCCGTGTATTGCGTTGTCTGAGTGGCTTCGACAACTTTTGCAGGCACTAGATTTTTGGCTGTTACGGACATAAAGCGCGCCTTTTAAAGAACAACCCAGCGGGAACCGGAAGATACGGTCACTACAACACCGCTGGCAACGCTCATTGGACCCGCCGACACACCGGCGCTTCCGCTGGCGATAGTATAGCTGGTAGTCACCGTTGTGCTGTTGATTGTAATGCCGTTGCTTGAGATATGCGCGGGGGCTGTAAATTCGCCCGTAGAAGGCTTGTACAGCAGCTTGGCGTTGCCTGTGTACAGCGTGGCAGCCGTGCCAGAGGTAGCCGTCAAAAAGGTCGGATACAGGTTTGTGGCCGTTGTGGTGTCGTTGGCAATCGTCAGGGACGCGCCCACGGACGCCCATTTGACGCCTGTCGCCGTAGTCGAATCGGCCACCAGCGCGTAGGTGTCCGTCCCGACAGGCAGCCGGACGTTGTTCGTCCCGTTGCGAACGATCAGGTCGCCCTTGGTAGTGGTGGGCGACAAAGCATCAAAGCCCGCTGTAGCCGTTGTCTGGCCTGTGCCGCCATTGGCGATGGCTACCACGCCCGTGACGTTGGCAGCAGTCCCAGTGGTGTTTTGGTTGAGCGTAGGCACATCGGCGGCTTGGATAGCAGCCAGCAGCGTGTTTGTGCCGTTGGAGCGCAGGTAGTAGCCTGATGTCTGCGTGCCCGATAGGGCTGTAATGGCCGCAGCAGCCGTTGTCTGGCCCGTACCGCCGTTGGCAAGGGCTACCACGCCTGTGACGTTTGCGGCCGTTCCTGTGGTGTTCTGGTTAAGCGTAGGCACATCGGCAGCCACAATAGCGCGGAATGTGGGCACGCCTGGCGCGCCGTTGGGCGCGGCCAAAAAGGTGTTGGCCGTCTGGGAAGCAAAATCCGACGGCGTAACGGCCAGCGTGCCGCCCAGCGTCAAGCTGCCGGAACTTGTGACCGTGCCTGTTAGGGTTAACCCGCTAACTGTGCCTGCACCCGAAACAGACGTGACTGTGCCTTGTGGATTGGCGGCTGTAGTGATTGTAGTCACGCGGCCATAGGTGTCCACCGTAACCACGGGGATTAACGCAGACGAGCCGTAAGTGCCGGCAGTCACAATGCCGCTAGCCAAGTCAATCACCGGCGTTGCCCCGCCCGTACTGGTTATATTGCCAGTGGTTCCGCTGACCGATGTAACTGTACCGCCGCCAGTGCCCGCGCCGATGGCCGTGCGAAAGGTTGCCGCGTCAAGCGTGGAGACAGTGTTGTCGGCATTGACGCGGATAAAGGTAATCGCGCTAGGGTCGGGCAGTGTGAAGAAGTTGCCGCCGACAGTCGTAGCGCCCAGCGATGTGCGGCCAGTGGCTGCAACCAGGTTGGTCGCCCCGCCGTCCCATTGCAGCCGTTCAGCGTAGGCCGTATCCCATTGCGTTTGCTTGGCCGTCGTAGGAATGGAATACCCAGCGCCGTAGGCCACGGCCAGCGTGCCTGCCGAAGTGATCGGCGAGCCGGTGACAGTCAGGCCCGTAGGCACCGTCATAGCGACAGAGGTCACCGTACCAAACGCGCTTTCGCCGCCGCCGCTTGGCGGGCCGATTTGCAACTCGTCCAACGATATGCTGTTGTTGCCAGCGCCTGTCAGGTTAAATAAGTTCAGGAAAAAACGATACCACTGACGCGACATTAACCCCGTGCGCGGGTCGATAAGATCGACACGCGACGAGGGAATGTTTGTTATGTTGATTTCAGGCATTGGTCGGCGTCACAAAAACTTCTGCGCCTACGATTGCAATCTTTACGGGGTCAGTGCCTGACACTTCATACACACGGTCGCGCAGCTTGAGCGTCATGCCCAGCCGACGCCAGATGCAGCGTTTGAAATACTGGCCGATCTTGCCAATCGACTGCCAGTATTCGTTTGACCAAGTGTGACCGCCATCGTCCGACCAACGTAGCATGACCTGCGGGTCGTTGCCTTGGCCCGAATTGATGCCCACGCCGGCCTCGCAGTCAAGCTGAAGGTTGTGCTGGGACGACCGCTTCAAGTTGTTTTGGCCGGTAGGGATAGCCCGCCACGACCGCAGCCACTTTTGGATGCCGCTGTTGTCAGCGTACACATCCAAGTCAAAGACGTAGATGTTGCCGTTTTCGTAGTCACCAACAATGATGTTGCCACCAAAGTTGCACTGGCAGTTTGACCGATGGCGAGTAAACGCGCCGTTGTCCCAGCCCGCGCGCTCATGCCATGCTTGTGTGGCGACATCGTAAACCCATGTGGCGTTGGCCGAAGGGAACGACAGCACATAGAAGGCGTGGCCTTCTTGCTGGTATGTGTACGCAACCGCGTCAGCAAGGTTGCCGTACTGGGCGATGGCGTACTCGATAGCGTGCGTGGATACACGTTGGCCGGTGTAGCCGTTGGCCCGATAAACGATGCCTTGCCCACGGGCGTCCGTGCCCAGCCAAAACAAGCCGTTATCGAGTTTGGCAATAGAAAAAGCGGCTACACAACCGATTTCATTGAACGCACCTTGAATGCGCGCTAGCGGGAAGTCGGCCAAACCGGCGTCGTACCAGACTTCAACCGAGTCCGTGCCAAACAACCAAACTTCGCGGTGATCAACAATTAAGCCGACCAAACCGTCCGGTGAACCTTCAGCGCTGGCGAAATCTAGCGGGTCAACCTGAGTGCCCTCAAACAACTGAGTCACCCACACTTTTTGGCTGTCTGGCTCGTTGAAAACGAAGTAGCCGTCCAAGTAGCCAACCGTCACTGCGCCTGGAAAGTCAATGTCAGTGATCTCAGCAAACGTGTTGAGGGTTTCGTTGTAAATGTAGCTGCGCGGATTGCAGGCAATAAACAACTGCGTGCCGTTGTCGGCAATCGACACTGGACCCGTGCCGGAGATGGTGCCCAGCAGCGTAGGTGTGCCGGTCAAGCTATTGAGCTTAAAAAACTGTTGGCCCGACGCGACATAAAAGTCAGACCCGTTCGTCTGGTGCGCCCACAGCCCGCGAACAGGGCCGGTGCCAACTGTCTGCAAAAACTTTAGGCCAGGGCAACGCGACAGAAAACCCGCTTCTTTGCCACCTTCGGGGATGACTTCAGGAAACAGGTTGACCATGCGGTTGTCAGCAGCATTGACGCTGCGGGCTACATACGATGAGCCAAGAATTGGCGTTTTCATGTTATACTCCCGTTTACATTAAAAGGAGTTAAGCTATGGAAACGTGGAAGCCAGTTTTGGATTTTGAAGGTTTGTACGAAGTTAGCGATTTTGGAAACGTGCGACGCATTGCCAGAGGTAAAACGCTTGACGCCACAAAAATTCCCGAGGCTAAACAAATGTTTGAACACGGTGCCACCCTTAAAGAAGTCGCTACTTTTTTGGGTACCAGCATACCCACGGCGCATTCTATCAAGCATGGCAAAACTTGGGCTGGCGATGCAACGCATCGAATGTTGAAACCACGGCTGGACACCAAAAGCTACATGCAAGTTGATTTTGTTTGTGGTGGCGTTTATACGCGTAAACGCGTTCATCGCGTGGTGTGGGAAGCATTTATGGCGCGAATTGAAGGCCGATTGGAAATTAACCACAAAGACCTTAACCGCGCCAACAATAGTTTGAACAATTTGGAATTGATTACGCATCGAGAAAATGTTAATCACGCACATGCCATTTACGCGCAAGAACGTTTGCACTTGCCCAAAGGGCAACGCAATGGGCCGCGCAGTCAATATGCTAAAATTAAACATTCCTAGTAGTTCCCTGCGTAGATGTTGAAGCGCTGGCGGGTCGCCACAATGGCGTATGGCATCGACATCACATCGTCAGGGTTGTTGATGCGTTTGAGGTTGCGCTTGCTGGTCATGGCAATGCGCTTGACTTGTGGGGACGGCTCGACGCCGTACTCTGGCGCAATCTCCATCGCCAAGTTGTAGGCAAACGCCCGCAGATAGCCTGGCGGGAAGAACAGATCAGTTGCCAGTGTGGCAGGGTTGCTCAGTTCTTGAACCGAAATAAAGTGCCATTCCAGATCGCGTGTCGGGCGCGGGTAGATCGACATCGTAACGTCAGGAAACCCCATGTTCACAAAGATTACTTGGGGGTAGGTACTGGTTACGGTCTTGACCGCAATGCCGTTGTACTGCTGCTGGTTGATGAACTTGATGCCAAACGACACGTTGGTGCTTGGGTCACGAAAGTACGTTGCCTCGTCCAACAGAACAGGCCGCAGGCCAATAAAGTCGCCCGACGGGCCAAGCGTGCGGATGTACTCGCCGGCAGGCCAGGTAAAAGTTTGGTCTTGTGTGCAAAAGACAGACAGGCGCTCAGTGTTCCAACTGTCAACCATTTGGTTCATCGCCATCAAACCGTCTTGCGACATGGCTGCCGATGGCGTTTCATTTTCGGCCAATACGCCAAGCAGGCGAAGTGCCCTGTTGATCTGATCGCCCGCCGTATACGTTGCCATGCTTAGACTCCTTCGGTTACAGCCCTGCGCGTGTATTTGCGTTTGACTTCCAGCGCATTTACTTCAGCTTCCGGCGCTGATGCGGGCATGTCAGGATTGTAGCGTGTCCAGCCGTTTTTCTCATCGTAATCGGCTTCCAAACTGGAAATCGCAACCTTGGGGCCAAAGACGGGGTGTTTTAGGTATATGTGCATGTGAAAACGGGGGCCGAAGCCCCCGATACATTAGGCAGTGATGCCGATGTTTTTCAACGCAGTGCGGATTGCGTTGATGGCAGTTGCCAACTCAGTACCGCTGGCGGTATTGGTGACAGCCGTGATGGCCGCAGCTTGAACGATAGGGGTGGTGCCGTAGAAACCTGCGGTGCCGCCCGTTTTGCCCATAATTGCGCCATCCAGTTGCGGGTCTTCATACGCAACGCCGATGGGTTTGCTATTTGTAGCCATGATGTTTCCTTAAAAAGATGGGGCCGAAGCCCCACCAGATTTAGCCAATGCGATAGCAGGTGTATGTGCCGTCGCCGGTTTTACGAGCGCGGAACAAAGCACCGAAACCGGATGCAGTGGTCAAGCCAGAGCCAACCAAAGTCCAGCCGGTATTGACAGTCAGCGTGCCCACACCAGTGCTGGTGGACATGACGCAAAAGTCAAAAGTGCTGCCAACTTTAGCGCTGCTGATTTCTGCATCAACGCCACCCACGCCGGCCACCAGCGGAAGCTGGAGGTTGTTGGCATTGGTTTGCGTGTACAGAATGATGCCGCCTTCCAGATCGGCGACTGTCAGAGCGGCAGTTGCGTTAGCTGTGTAGGTTGCAGGGGCTGGAGCATAGCCCAGTACGATTTCGTTCAGATTGCCGTCACCGAGTTGGTAACCGCCGCCGCCATTAGGGAGTGCCATGATAAATTTCCTTCAAAAAAGTTTTAAAAAACAGGGCCGAAGCCCCGTTCAATTTAGCCCCAGATACGCGAAGCCATCTGTGGACGAATGGCGCTGTAGCCATACAGAACGTCGATACGGCAAGGCATACGGTCGTTGTTGATGTCGTACTGACGAACAACGCGCAGGCTGATACCGTTGTGAACGGCACGGGCGGCCATGTCAACGCCTTGTGGCAGCAACAGGTCGGCAGTGGCGAACGTGATGGCGTCCTTGTGGTAGACCAAGTTCTGAGCGAACTGGCTGGAAGCAGCGCCGAGGAAAGTGACGGCCTTGCCAGTGACAGGCAGAACGTTCACAGTAGCCAGAGCGTGGTTGGCCGAGTACATAGGGTACACGGTCACAGTCCAAGTGCCAGACGAGGCAGTGGCGTCAGCCAAAGCAACGAACTGATACAGCGAACCAGTGGACTCACGGGTCTGTGGGTTGACTGCATAGCAATCAGCCACGGTGAACACGTCGCCAGCCTTGATGGTGGTGGTCACAGAGCCTTGTTCCAGCAGAATGGTGGAAGCACCTTCGCTGGTCACGCCTGGGGTTTTCACCAAGGTGGATGCAGAAGCGTCACGCGAGCCAGTGGTGTGCTGCTTGATCGACTGAGACATGTTGATCTCGTCAAAGCCCAGCACGCCGGTGCCCATCATGCCGTTGCGGAACTGCTTGGAGATAGTGTCGGTCGGATTGAACAGACCTTTCATACCTTCAACCAGGCCAGCGTTGGCGGCAGGGTTCACGGTGGCGTAACGTGGCGACATCACAGCGGCGTTCTCGTTCAGCTTCTGTTGGGCTTGGAGCAGCACCAGCGAAGTCGAAGGAGTGATACCAGGTGTACCGACGCTGTTACCGATGTATTTGTACGCATTGGCAACGTCAGCATCAATGCTGGAGGCCAACTGGGAAATACGCGGCTTCAGAACACGCTCTGCGAAGTCGTCCAATTGCATGGTCAGTTCAGCGGATGTGAAGTTGACACCGATGTGCTTTTGGTTGGCAACAGTCAGGGTGGTGAACTGCTCGTTGTCGTCCTGAACTTGCAGGGCGGCACCGTCAGTGACCAAAGCGCGGTCAGGCAGGCGGATACGCAGGGTGGAACCGATCTTGGCACCTTCAACAGCGAAGCTGTCGTCGTACTGACGGTTGACGTTGCGGGTAAGGACCAGGTTGTTTTCGAGAATCTCAAGCGCTTTGCGCGTGATCATGTCGATTGTAAGGATCGAGTTTGACATTTAAATTTCCTAAAAAAAGTTAGCGGATACGTTGCGCTTCGAGCTTCTTAATCTGGCGTGCCCTGTCAGCTTCAATCCACTGCGAGGCCGTCATGGTCTTGGTAGACCGTGGGTCTGTAGTGTCTTGCGTTGACGAACCAGAGGTTCGGGCAGTTACAGGTGAAATCGGCGCTGGCGCTGACGTTGTTCGTTTGACCGGAGGTTCTGCGGCCAATTTGGCCTCAATCTTTCCAATCTCTTTTGCCTGACTGAGTGGCGTCATGCGTGAGATGCGTTCCGCGTCTTTGGGGTTGGAGCCGAGGTAGTAAGCTAACTCAGGGCCAATGTCCGAGGACTGGATCGTTTCGGCCATCACATTTGTAATCGGCAGCTTGGGGTTGTATGCGACTTGTTCAAAGTCATCATATTTAGCCCGCGCTTCTTCTTCCAAATCTTGATAGCTTTCGAGAATTTGCGATTGCTGCTTGGCGGCTTCACGCTTGGCGATCAGTTCTTCGGCTTTCTGGTAAGCCAATGCGTCTGCATAGGCTTCAGTAGTCTCAAACTGGTCAGCGGTGGCTGTCGGGGCGGCTCTCAGCGTCTGTTGTTCAGACTGGCGCTGCGCTTGGTCTCGTTCCCACTTACGTTGCTCTCTTGCGAGGCGTTTGCCAATAGCTGCGTCAAGTTCCTCTTGCGAGAATGTCTTAGATGCTGCTTCTGGCGTTTCCGGCGATTGAACTTCAGCTTCAGGCGCAGCCGTTGCAACCTGTTCTGGCACGGGTAGTGACTCCGCTGGTACTTCTTCTAGCATTTATGAATCCTTGGATTCCTCGGTAAACCTCACCGATACGGTTTTTACAAATATATCAGAGATTTAGACTATGCACTGGCCTTGACCCAAGATGTTGTTGGCTCATCCCAAGAATAAAATCCATCAGTGGGCATTGGGACTGGAGCAGACCAAAGGCAAGTTTCCTCGCTCATTGCCCAGCTTGGAAATGGCTGTGGTGGAATAAACGCATCGCGGCCTGAGTCGTATGTGTACCCAACACCCGCATAATTTTTACGCAGTGGCGTATTACCGTTGGCGTGAACACCCCCGTAAGTGTTGTACGAGGTCTGAACCCACCCATCACCAAAAATGCCTGAATCAATTACATCTTGCTCAACAACAATGACTTGAGTAACGATCCCGCTTTCAATTTTTGCAAAATGGGTCATGCTGTATAACTTCCCGATGCAGTAAATTTAAGAATGGTATTAGAGCCAGAAGTAGTGATTGTTGGGCTTCCAGTGCTTGTTCCCGAATATGATGAAGTTGGCACAGAAATAATAACTACGCCCGATCCACCATTTGCACCATTTTGACTACCACCCGTGTTTAATGTGTTGCCACCGTTACCAGTGTTAGCCCCGCCAGCGTTATTGTTGTAGCCAGAACTACCGCCCGCTGCATAGGTGACAGAAGAACCAGTGATGGACAATGCTGTTCCAGCACCACCAGCCGCTTGTGAAACACCACTACCGTTTGTATTTTGTCCTACTGCGCTAGAACCGCCACCACCCGCGCCATATATGACATTGGATATTGCCGAGCCGCCATTAAAACCTTGACCCGAAGTTCCTGAACCACCAATTGCACCAGGCGTTAATGAATGACCGCCCGCACCGCCGCCCGAACCGCCGTCAGAACCATTAAGACTAGGTGATCCCCCACCACCACCACCAACAGAAGCAGTAAGTCCTGTAAAGGACGAGTTAACACCATTTCCGCCTGTGCCGGCAGTGCCTGTACCTCCAGCACCAACAGTCACTGTATAAACAGAACTGCGGGTTAAAGATGCAGTCCCAGATAACAATCCACCAGCACCGCCGCCGCCGCCAACTAAACCGCCGCTAAAGCTACTTAAATTTCCGGATGCGCCAGCACCAGCAACAATTAAATACGATATGTTAATTGGCGCAGCGCTACCAGTTAACAGGGAGTTTTTAGCGGCAAACATTATGGCGTGTACCCTTGTGCGTATGAGCCGTACCAGTTTGTGCCGTCAGCAATGAAGGTCAGGATGTCCATCTTGCCAGCAGTCGCTGTAATGGTTGGAGCGCCGGCAGTGCCCCATTTCACACCTGTAAATGTTGCTGTGCCGTTACCTGTGGCCGTTGCTTGCTTGAGCAAAAGCACAAAAGATTTACCAGCCGTAGCGGTAGGCATTGTAAATGTGCAGGCTGTGGATGCCGTCAGGGTTGCAGTTTGCACCGTGCCGTTGGTCAGCGCCAGAGTTGACGTTGTGGTCACAGTGCCAATGACAACAACAGCCTCAACATAGTTGGTCACCGTTGGGTTGTTGAACAGACCGTTGGCGCTTACCTTGACAGTTGCACCTCCTTGCACAATCGGCAATACCTCAGTGCCCGCAAGGGGGACAGATGCGCTTGTTAGCGCAGAGATTTTCTTATCGGCCATTTATCACTCCAGCAAAATTAGACCGCCATCCTCTTGCACGAGGTTGTCGCCGATCTCAGTTAAAAGATTTCCCTGCACTGTAGCGTCGGCATACCCAGACAAAAAAGAAACGATGTTGCCAAGACCAATGGCAACGCCGTTTCTGATAGGGATACCAAAATAACTCATTGCGCGTTCATTGGTTTAGCGTACACCGTGCCGCCGGTGGACACTTGAATTGCGCTTACGCGCCAAGGTGCGCCGGTGCCTTGTGGCACTTTAAACGGGATGGGCGTAAATGGCGGAATCGGTGTGCTAGATGTGGTGGCAGTGACGCCCTCGCCAACCAAAACAAAGCAAGCCTGGTCAGACCAAACCACAACGCCTTGAGGGCCAGCAGGCCATGCACCAGTCACGCCAGCAGTGCCGGTGTAAGTTTGACTTTTGGCCGGAAATTCGGAATCGGCCAAAGGGTTTAAAAGTTCCATGATGTTTCCTGTTTAAAATAAATCACGCTTAATAGCCGGTGTCATTTTTGATTAAATAACCTTCTTGAGCAACTGCAACCGCGCCCGTGCCATTTTTGACCGCGCAAAACAATTCAATGTCAGTTTTTTCAAGAAATGGTCTAGGCATGATTCGCAGCGCATCATAAAGCGTGGCAAGTGGTGCTTGCTGAGTCACCTGAACCACGCCAGTAGGACTGGTAGTCCTGTTCCGATAAGTCACATAATCGTTGCCGTTGAGCGAAGTGTACAGTGCCACACGTTGAAGATAAAACGTGTAGTCAGCAGGCACGGTGTAAATCGCCATTTGAGTGCGGCCAATGCCAGCATTAATTTGGGCGTAAGTTACCGTTGCGGCTAAGTTTTTCAGGTACACAACGCCAGCAGGATTGCTCAAGCTGGTGGGTGCTACAAACATGCTGTTGATTCGCAAGTATTGCTTAGTTGTCGCGGCGGGCGTAGCGCCAGTCATCACCACTGTCTCGGAAATTGGCCGGTAAAATAAATCTAAGCCGATTACAGTGATTCGGCATGTATCCCCGTTAGTGCCGGACACATACATGGTAATGGCCGATGCTGGAAAAGTGTACGCCGTGACGTTTTCCCAAACCGGAACTGACGTAGTGCTGATGGCACCTTGATACCCGTAAATGTTGACCGTGCTATGTCCCTGAATTTGCCCACGAGCAACTTGAAGATTAAATTCTTCAAGTTTACCGAACTGTGTCTGGGAAATGTAAGCGGTGGTCATGCCAAGAATTTTAACTTGTAGAGCGTAGACAAATACAAACCAACGATCTCATCAATGATGTTCTGGATCGGCGTGTCGGTCTTGTCGCACATTTCGTACCGGCAGCCTTCAAGTTCAGCCATTGAATCTTCCAAAAATTCAATAATGTTGCTGGTCTTTTTAGCCCCCATCAGACCGATAGGGCCAATTAAACCATGCCGGCCTTGGTAGGCTTCAGCAAACTTGTCGGCCAAGTCCACAATCTCGTCATAGAAGGTCTGCAAAGCTGAATGCTTGGCAAAGCTGCGGGTGTTTAGGTGAACCGAATGGGCCACATCACGGGCCAAAAACAGCGTGCCTACAAAATTTGCGGGGGTCATTGGGGCATTCCTTGTTCGGGTGGCATCATTTCCATAGGCATGGATTCTTCGCGCATTTCTGGCATTTGGTTCATCATGCTTTGAGACTCCATCGCCGCCGCTACAACACCCATAGCAATGTCTTGAATCTGCTGCTCGGTCATACCGGCCTGCACCGCGCTAATCCGCTTGGTTTCAGCATCGTACACTTTGACTTGCGCTTCAAGGTCTTTGCGCTGCATGTCTTGCATCTCAATGGACTTGCCGACGTTTTGGATCATCTGGTGCATCTGCTCCATCTCTTGACCCATCGCTTGCATCTGCTGTTGTGCGGCTTGCAGTTCTGGATTTTCGTCGGCATCACTAAGCAATTGCGGATCGATGGTTTTCTTGAACCGTTTAGCCATCTCTTGCGCGCCAGGCCAGTCCATGTTCTTGACGAACAGGTCGCCGGCGACTTGCCACAGTTGTGGGTTGCCTTGCAGCAGTTGGGCCATAGCCTCCAGCGCCTCTTGACGCTTGGTCGCGTAGCCTGGGCCGGTCGTAGCCACCACATCGTACTTGCCGACGCCTGGGTTGTAGATTTTTTCGATCACGATACCCTGCTCGTCAACGATCTTGTTGACCGGCTGTTCTTGCTCAGGGTTAATCTTAATCATCTCAGTCTCGCCATCCTCGCCGATGATGCGTGCAATGCGCTGAGTGTCGTAAATCTTGGGGATCAGATCAACCAACTGGCGGGCGACATGTCGAACGCCACGGGATAGGTTGTCACCGTAGTGGTATGTGCCCACATCACCCTCACGTTGACGCGCAAGAATGGCTTTGCCGCTTCGTTCGTTGCCGCCTTGGCCCAAACTAGCGTTGTACTGGCCGGTCGTGGACTTGATGTCCTCAGATGCGCCCGCTTTGGCTTGCAGAAGGCCGCTGGAAGCCATTGGGGGCTGCGCGCGCTGGGGTAGTGGCAGGGCAGAGCCTTGGCCGTCTGTAACGTCTGGATTGACCTCCAAATACGGCCAATTGGTCGTGTTAGCGGTCTTCCACTTGTCTTCGTAGCCCTCAAACTGCCCGCCGTAGCCGATAAATGGCGCTTTAGGGGCCAAAGCCAGCATCTCGGCTTCTTGCGAAACCCAGTAGTTGTACATGCGTTGGGCATCCTTGGCGTTACGCACAAGACCAGACACATACAGGCGACCGTCAACTTCAAATTCGTTGCCGACGATGCGAATCACTGGAATCCACTTGCCAGCCCACTCGCGTTCTTCAAGGATTTCGTAACCGTTAATCTTGCAGTACTTGATTTTGCGGCGGTCGGCTTCGCGGCTGCGCTTGGGCTTGCCGTAAATGGCTTTTAGCTGCTTGTCTTCGGGGCCGCCTTCAAACGCGGTGATGTTGCCAGGGTACAGGTTCAGCGTAGCGCGGTCAAAATCAACGTAGTAATAATCGGCGATGCGGATCGTGTCTTCGTTCAGCCAGTTGCTGATCGACTGGTCGCCCACGCCCAAAGATTGCAGCGTTGTAATGGGCGCTGCGTCTGGGTACAGGCGTTCGTACTCGGCGCGGGTCAAGTCTTCGGTGATAAAACAATACTTGGCGTCTGCGCCAGTCGGGTCTTGGATCGTCGGGTCCATGTAGACCGAGAACGAGTTCCGCACGCGACCGATTTTGATGTCTTGGTCAAACGTGTTGTCGTCGCAATACTCGGTCAGCAGGCGCAAGTAGCCTTCGCCGTAAGCCACTTGGTTTTCGCAGGCCGTGTCGTAGGCCACATCCGCATCAGAGATGTACTCAATGTGCCGAATCATGCCGTTGAAGATTTCAGCGACTTGAACATCAGCCTTGTCGTCCACGGGGATGACTTTCGCGCCTGGCCGGTTCTGCCGCTGGTCGTTGGTCACTTGACGCACATGCTGCGGCAGTTTGTTGATTGTCAGGCAAGGGCGGGCGTTGATGGTTTGGCCCTGCACCGCACCGCGAGTCGCCAGCACATCAGAGGGCCACTGCCAATGATTGTCTGGGCTGCCGGCGTAGAACTTCAGATCGTCGATCTCGTCTTCACGCGATTCAGACAGCGCCGATACGGCCATGTCCAGACGGGCGCGCGCCGTTGCCAAAACATCAGCCGTAGACTTGTCTTTAGCTGAACCGCCGACAGCAACCGCTGCCGCCGCGTTGATGCCGGTAATATCTGCCATTATTTTTTCTTCTGCGCGGCTTCGCGCTTAACGGAATATGCGATTGCCACGGCCTGCTTCACGGGCTTGCCAGCAGCTACTTCAGCCTTGACGTTTTTGCGAAAGGCCGCCGGTGATTTTGATTTAACGAGTGGCATTATCAGCTCCCCATCCAAGAAGTGTTAGCCGGAGCGTCCATGTAGACCCTGCGGTTAGTTGTACGCGCATTGTACTCGCCCCGATGCGCCACGGGAAAGGCAAACGTCACTGCAATAGCGTCAGCAGCGTCTGGCGAAGCTAAACCACGCGCTTTCATGTCTTTTTTGGACTCCAAAAAGATGGTTCCCCGTGAATCTGGCTTCATCATAGGCGAAATAAGGTCGGTTTTCAAGAACCTGTCGTTCGGAATACTGGCCGTTTTCAGCCATTCCCGCATATCGCCCCACATTTGCGCCCTCATGTTGCCGTACATAATCGGGTTTTTCGACTTGTTTCCGAAGTTGACGCCCTTGATCTTGTACCGCTGCTCCTTGAGCCTGTCCACAATGCCCGCCCCCAGCCCGCCTTCGTCGATCACCACCAGCGTCGGCTTGAACTCCTCAATCGCTTCAATCACATACCCGACCACCGTCATGGTGTCGTCGCCTCGGTGCCGGATGATCTTCACAATATCCCGCCCTTGCCTGATTGCAATCACCGTAGCGTCAGCCCCGAACCTGGCTGGGTCCACCCCGATCACAATGGGTGCGCTCAAGTCCTGATACTTGGCCCGCTTCATGGCTTCATCAACCGTGTTGGCCCC